CTGCGGGCTTTACGCTGCCTTCAGCATCGACAGTTTTGCGAGCGGGCATGAAACTGGTTCGTCTCTACGTGTTACAGAATAATCGCCGCTGGCATGAAGACATTCCTTACGGCGACCACTTAGAACGCGCAGCGGATTTAGAGATGTCTGGAGCGCAGATATATCACGCCTCGGTGGTTGACGCGCAGCTGCAATCAACTAAGCCACGAAGGCGGGCTAAACTCAAACAAAGAGCGTATTGACTGTGGCCGCGACTATTGATGCCACTCTGAAGGGCGCGTCGGCCAACAGCTACGTGACGCTGGAGGACGCCAACACCTATTTCGAGACGGTGCCCGATTCGAGCACCTGGGTGGACAAGACAAACGACCAGAGAAACCGCGCCATCATCTCCGCCACGCGCTGGATCGACGCCCTGAGCTTTTACGGCAACCGCTGCACCGAAACCCAAGCCCTTAAGTGGCCCCGCGAGGACTACAAGGTCGATGGCATCGAGCTGGCCTGCACCTTGATCCCCGTCGGCATCGAGGTTGCGACGTATGAGCTGGCGCGTGCGCTGGCCAACGACACCGACGCCATCACCGGTACTACCGGCACCACCGGCCTCTATGACGAGGTCGAACTGGGCGAGTTGAAGGTGAAGTACAAGGACAGCTCGATGACCCCGGGCGTAATCAACAACGTCTTCGACGTTTACCCCTGGCTGCAGAGCTACCTCGGCCCCTATTGCATAGGCGGCGCTACCAACTACGCCGTCCGCCTATTCCGGGGGTGACATGGGCCTAATCGACACGACTTTCGCCCCACTCCCCACAGCAATCCTTGCTGACTGGGGCCAAGACATCACGTACATCAAAACCACCACACCCCGCACCTACGACCCGACCACAGGCTCCGTCACTGGAGCGGACACCAACGTCACGGTGAAGGGCGTCATTTTGCGCCTTACTCCGCGTGAATCCGAGGGTTTGTACCAGTCCACCGACGTAAAAGTCATCATCGGCTCCAGCGAGCTTGGCACGTATTACCCAACCGAGGCCGACCGCATCCAGTACACGCAGGCCGGCGCCACCCGCGAAGCCAAGATCATCAATATCACCACCTATCGCGGTGACAACCCTGTCATGCACACCCTGATCGTGAGGCCTCAGTAATGGCTAGACGTATTGGCACACGTCGCAATGACGTTAGAAACCTTGCTCCCGATGCTCTAGATGCAATAAACCAAGCTGTACGGCAAGCAGCTTTGGAAATACTTAATGATCTAGGCGATCGAAGTCCCGCTTACACGGGCGAATTTCGGGATAGCTGGGTTGCTGTGCCAGTAGGTTCTGGGGCTGGGGGCACAGCAGGCGGCGAGTACCCTTACACGATTTCAGATGTACCCCAGTTATCTGCTTCCCGAAGGGAAGTTGCAAGAGCCACAAAATTTACTATTGAGAATACCCAGCCTTACGCAGAGTATGCACTAGACCTAAAAGAGGGTCGTTTTTACCCTCCCGACGAATTTGGGCCTCTTAAAACCCCGGTACAACAAGGTAGTCGTGACGCGGGTTTAACCAAGCGAGGTGCAGTAACTGCAGGACCTGGAGAAGCTAAGAGTACAGCTGAGCTTGATTGGTACGTAACTTACACAAATGGCGGTGGTATGCAGGATGCCTTACGCCGGGGTGTAAAGCTAGGGTTTAAAGCATGAACTACCAAGCAATCCGCGCCGCCGTCGAGAATCCTCTGCTTTCTGCGTTCAGCGGTTTAAGTCCCGCTGTTCCGGTCTACTTCGACAACATCACAGCCGTCCCACCCAATACAACGACTGAGTACGTCCGCGTCAATGTTACTTTCGGCATTACCAACGAGCCCACGCTTACTAGCAGCGTCGATAACGCTCGTGGTGCGATTGTCATCCGCATTTTCACGGAAAAAGGACGCGGCCCTGCCCGTAACCAAACCCTCCTGACCACCGCCGTCAATGTGCTGGAGACACTCAACAATTCCACCAAGGGCACCACGGGCGTGTACTTCAAAGTCGGTGCCATCAACGGGCCTTCCTTTTCTGCTGTGGATGCTTCTCCACATTTTGTGGGCCGGATTGATACTTCCTATGTGGCAACTGTGTTGTCGTAGATAGTGTTTAGTAACAAGCGCTAACCTGTATTAAGCCGGGCAGTGCCCGCCCACAACGTCATCATCGGTAAGCCAATGGCCACCACCGTACTGTCCGGCACGTCCGGCGCCCTTTACTACAAACCCGCTGGAACCACCGGTACGTTCGGTGAGTCCAATGTCAGCGTCGGTAGCGACGAGATCACCGTTGCTCCTTACCTGAACTTCAAGGTCGGCGACCCCGTCCAGTTCAGCGTCGTGAACAGCCAAACCGGCGGTTCCGGCACCGGCACCCTGCCCGCAGGCATCAGCCCTGCCACCACCTACTACGTCATCGCTTACGCGGCGGCAACTGGTGTGATGCAGGTGTCTGCCACTCTCGGCGGCGCAACCATCACCATCACGGACGACGGCACCGCAGCTGCTCCCAACGAATTCCAAGTTGCCTACGCTTCCTTCGCCGTTGTCGGCCAAGTCCGCGACTGGAGCTTCGAAATCAGCCGCGCTGAAATCGACGTGACCACCATTGGTCAAACCCCTGGCCAGTACGTGCCTTTCCGCAGCTACATCTCCGGCTTCGGCGATGGCACCGGCACCGCAACGGTCTACATGACCAACGAGGATGCTGCTCTGTCCAACCGGATGATCGAAGACGTGCTTCAGCGTCAACAGACCGGCGCCGCCTTCAAGCTCTACACCGATCAGGTGTTCAGCGGTGGTACCTTGAGCGAAAGCCTGAGCCGCTCGATCGAGTTCGATGCAGTGTTGACTTCTGCCAGCCTGAACATCAACCCCGACGACGCCCAGTCCGTTACTGTCAACTTCCGTCCTTCCGGCACCCCAACCTTCGACTTCAGCACTTCCGCCTGATAGTCTGCAGAGGGGTAATTCTGTCAACCCCCGGCTGGTTACCGGGGGTTTTTTATTGCTTCTAGTCCGCTACAGTAGAACAAACCACAAACGGTTATGCCAGTTCCAGTCCGCGCCATTGACCGCCTTAAGAAAGCGGCCAACTTGGAGCCCATCAAGAAAACTGTTGAGCTGTCCGATGGCAGCACGTTTGACATGTGGGTCAGCCCACTAACTGCCGCCGAGCGTGAACGCGCCCAAAAGCAGGCCAAGTCCGATGATGCCAATGCCTTCGCCCTCCAGCTGTTGATCGCTAAGGCTCTGGACGAAAACGGCGCCAAATTGTTCGCCGCCGGCGAGATCGACGTGCTCAAAAACGAAGTCAAGGACAAGGATCTCCAAGCCTTGATGCTTGCTGTCATCACCGACGACGCCGAACCGATCGACCCAAAAGCCTGAGCGCGGAACTCCGCAAAGACAACTGGCTCATGCTCCAATTTGGCGTTGCCAAGGAGCTGGGCCTAACTCTTAGCGAAGTACGCAACCGCATGACAGCCGAAGAGCTAATCGGCTGGAGCGCCTATTTCCAGATCCTCAACGAGGACCAGCAAAAGGAAATCGACAAAGCCAAACGCCGTCGCTAACCCCGACGGCTTTTTGTTGCGTAGACTGAGGCATCGGATTGTGCTGTTAGGCCGTGGCTGACTACTCAGCAAAAATTAGTCTGATTGTTGAGGGTCAGCAAAAGGTAACCGCTCTTCAAAAGCAGGTAACCGATCTATCTAAGCAATTAAAAGAGTTATCTCGTTTAGATATAAGCGGAGTTTTTGAGGAAGAGTTGCTGGGTACTGCGGTTTCAAAATTACGCACTGAAAAAGATAAATTAGTAGCGAGCACCAAAAATAATATTTCAGCACAAAAAGGATTAAATAAAAGCACTGAGCGCCAATTACTTAACCAAATAAAATTAAATTCGGCAGTAGACTTATACGAAAGAAAATTAAGACAGGTTGAACGCAGTAACGCCGCAACTCAACAGCAATTTGCCGGTCGAATCGAAGAAATAGGGAAGGCTTTTGACTTTTTCAAAGGCAAGCAGAGCGTTACGGGTGTCCGTGCCGTAGCAACAGAACTGGGAAGGATCGTCGAGTATGAAAATGAAATTTTATTGACTGAAAAACAGCGTGAAGCTAATGCGCGTAAGTCACGTAAGTACGCCAGAGAACTTAATGAGCTTGAACTGCAAGGGGTCAATACGCAAAAAGCTCGGGCAAAATTTGATAAATTTGCGGCTGTAGCAGACACTAACAAAATTAAACAAGCGGCTATTTATAGGGACGCCTTAGAAGACCAACTGCAGATTTTACGCGCTCAGGTCAAGGAAACCACTCGTATAAGCAAACTTGCTCCCTCTAGTCCGGTACTTGGCGGCGCTTCTTTTCCGGGTAGTCCAAAATTCTTGGCGGCTCAACGTAAAAGCCAAACTGAACGTCTTTCAGGCGTAGCCCTTGGCGCAGGCTTCCCGCTGCTATTTGGCGGCGGCCCTGGCGCTGTTCTTGGTGGTGCAGCTGGCGGTCTTGTTGGCGGTCCAGCCGGCTTTGCCGCTCAAATTGCTCTTAGTGCAATCGGCCAACAGATTGACACTTTTGTTGCGGAAGTCGCTAAGACCGGCGTCGCACTAACTTCTGCATCTGGCACTTTCGAATTGGTTAAAGAAAAATCGCTATTTAGCAGTGAGGAAGTTAAAAAACTTGCTTATGCCCTAGAAGAGCAAGGCAAAGTCCAAGAGCTTGCAACGCTTCTTACCACTGATTTAGCCAAACAAATTGGAAGCCAAGGAGTTACTGCTTTACAAGAGGCGGGCACAGAAACAAAAGAATTTACACGCCTGGTTAATTTGTTATTTACCCAGTTAGGTGCGTTTGTTGCAGGTCCTCTGTCTGATTTCCTGCGTTTTATAAATAAAGCTCTCGGCTCGGTTACTACCAACGTTCAATTCCGTTCTTTTGAAGCCTCGCTGCAGGGAAACCAGGCTAAACGTTTTGCTGAGATTGTTGCTGAAGAGCGAGGTGGCAAAACAAAAAACGTTAGAGGCGGTGGCCGCACACAATTTGTACCCGGAACTTTAACTACAGACGTTCAGCGCCGTGCACTGGCGCGTGCAGAAAAAGAAGGTATTGCTCCAAAAGTCACTGGCTTGACAACATTTGAAGATACCCAGACTATTAGGCCGCCCAAAGGGCGTACCGGAAAATCTGCTGGGGAACGCGAAGCAGAGCGCGTCGCCAAGGCACTTATCCAGCAACGAGCTGTAACACTTGAAATCCAGCGCCAGAGCGAGTTTTCCGAAAAGATCGCTGCAGCTGAGTTAGCCAAAGATCCTGTACTAGCTCGAAGAATACAAGAGCAGCAAGAACTTGCCGAACTTGGCGTCCAAACCGCAAAGGAGCTGGAGCTTGAAAAGGATACCTCCGTACAACTGGCAATCGCCCGGACTGCACAGGCTAAGGCAGACCTTATCCGTAAAAAGGCAGCCCAGGACATTGCCAAAACTGAACAGCAGCGACAAGAAAAATTTGCTGATACTCTTGCCGGTTTGGAGTACCAAATTGAATACGAAAATGCCGTAACACGCGAAAAGCGTAACCAGCTGGAGCTTGATGCAAAAGCCAGAAAATTAAAGAAAGATGGTTTTACACCTAAAGAGATTGACACTCTTATAGGTCTTGAAAAAAGCATTCAGAAACAGCAAGAGCCACTAGCAAAATTTATTAGAGATTCAGAAAAAGAATTAAAGGATCTTCAGCAGGTAGCTGTAAACGTATCTCAAGGCATTGGCAATGCCATTGCCAACTCAATGAGTCAAGGAATTGTGGGTTTGATTGAGGGCACCAAAAATGCCCAGCAGGTATTCGCCGACTTCCTCAAGAGCGTCGGTGACATTCTGATTCAGGAAGGAACGCGCATGATTGCGATGTATATCGCCATCGCCATCGCCAAAGCGTTTGCGGGCTTGGGTGGAAAAGGCGGCGAGACCAATACCCAATTCATGGAGCGCACGGGCAACCTAGATCTTGTTGGCGATTCCTACAAAGGTTTACAGGGTTTTGCTACTGGCGGCTTCGTCACCGGCCCTACCCGCGCTGTTGTCGGCGAAGGCGGCGAGCCGGAGTACATCATTCCCGCCAGCAAGATGCGTGCCGCGATGGGACGTTATGCCAGCGGTGCTCGCGGCCCTGGCGTCATCCCTCAAAATGGCGACAGCATGGCAGCCGGTGGCGGCGGTGGCGGCACCTTCACACTCGAAACTGTAGTTATCAATAATGTTGAATACGCTACTGTCGATCAAGTGCGGGCAATGGGGCAACAAGCTGCAGCTAAAGGCGCTGAGGGCGGTTACACCAAGTCCATGCGTACCCTGCAGAACAGCAGGTCACAACGCAGCAAATTGGGAATCGGTCGATGACAGTCGTTGCACTAACCAACTTCATTGAGATCAGCGAACCAGATGGCACGGTCCAACACCGCTTCCAGAATGGCAAACCTGGTCAGACAATCTTGCACCGTGGCGTTGCGCACCCCTATCTGAGCTTCATCTACCAGGGTGCCGCCAAGAACCGAACAGGCGACAACCTGGAATCCCAGCTGGTTTTGTCTGCTAACCAGATCAGCATGAACTATGCCCACCAGGCCGTAGATTTGAACTACCAAATCCGAGTAGATAGCTGCTCGATGAACCCATCCACTTTTGAAGTAGCCAAAACGCTGACAACTGAATACTGGCTTGCTGCCAGCCTCTCCTATGACCCAGAAGTGATTGAGGTGCTACTTAGCAGTGGCATCGACGCTGTGGGTTCCAACGCTCCAATCCGTGTACTGACAACAGCCATCGTTGGTGCGCTGCCAACAACAGCATCAATCCGCAATCTGTGATTGCGCCGCACCAGCTGATCGGGATGCGTTACCGATTGGGTTCAAACCCCGAGCAGCACGGTACTGCCGACTGTTTAAGCCTGGCGCGTGCCATTGTTCAGTACCACGGATTTACCGCGCCGTTACCACAGCGCAGCTGGTACAGGCGCTTACGCCGCAATGACTATAGTGTCTTCGAGGAAGAACTACGCCGCTGGGGCGTGTTGACTGAGCTACCTAGACTGGGTTCAGTAGCCTTGTGTCATACCGATCAAGGCGGTTTCGGTCTTGCTGCTTTTTGGGAGGACGGGTGGATCAGTTTCGTAGGGTCGGAGGTGAGTTGGTCCCCCATCGGCGCCCTACAGGTCGTCGGTTGCTACTACCCGCAGAAGCAGAACTCTGCAATGCAATCGGCCTGAGCGCCGACGAATACTGGTATTTCCTAGAGCTGACTGAAGCGTATAACGGCGAACGGGCAAAAGAGTATGAGCTAGTTCCAAACGTTGTTAATGACGAGATCACTCTTGCCATCATCAGTATTGTTATCGGCTTGGCGTCAACAGCAGCAAGTTTTTTGCTGGCTCCAAAACCCCGAGCACCTCAGGTTAACCAGCGCGAAGAAGCACCAAGGCTGCAAACAGGCGATCAGGCTGGTACGCGACGTTTCGCCCCGCTTACAGGATTTGATTCTGTCCAAGAGCTGGCGAACATTGGCCAGATCATCCCCCTGATCTTTACCCGTAAGGGAGTGCGAGTTGCAGGTCAACTCCTGTGGTCCCAAATGCTGAGCCTTGGTACAGGGCAGCAGTTGCGGGCAATAGTGATGTTCGGCAACGGCATTGAGCAGGCACCTGATTTTGAGGGCTTTGCAATTGGCGACACGCTGCTAGAAAATTACACTCGCGCCAAGATTGCGCTGTACTTCAGAACAGACGGCGGTCGATTCGTTGAAACTGGAGACCGCTACCCGGAAGGAACCGCTGAAGTCCTCGACACCACTGACGCTTTTAGCGTTTTCTGGGATCGCACACAAGCGTACGAACCGTATTTTTCAGGCACCCGTACACCTAGCACCCAGACGCAATTTGGGGCTTATGACCCGATGCCGAACGGCAATGCCTTCAAAGTGAAATACGAGCTGGTCTTAAAACCAGATGATGCAGATGATCAAATTAAGAATGACATCGACGTTAAGCGCGACAAGCTCAGTACGCGGTTCCCATGCCGAGCTGCCGTTATAAGCATCTCATCAACTGGTGCGGTATATCGCATCGCCTCAGGTGAAGAAATTGTCGATGGTTTTAGTCCGTGGAAACTCGAAGACGTTAATTCTTCAGTCGAGGCAATCCGCATCAACGCTGACGAAGCCTGTGCAATCGGCGATCTGTATATGATTGGCGAGCGCTTTGCGGTCGGTCAGTCGCTGAATACAACGCGAGCCTGGGACACCTCGGTAGAAAAAGACTTTACGCTTTCGTGGTCAGACGAAACCCCTTACACCGAATTTGTCGAAACACGTTCAGTTTTAGACAGGGTACTCCCGTATGAAAACGCAATTATCCAACGAGCTGCTGTCGCTGTTGTATCAAACAACAGAAGCTGTGATGTTACGGAGATTGGCATCAAGTCTGTCGTCTGGAAACAAATTAACGGATTTCCCAATATCAACAGCAGGCCATCTCCTGATGTACTGACCTCCTATGAGCAAAAGAACGGAAGCATTGCGCTTGGCTCGATCAACAAGTACATCAAGCGGCTTAGCTTCTTTCGTTTGTTCGTGCGACCGCTGGGTCAAGATGCCGACTGGACTGACATCAGCTATGGCACCTTGTTTTGCGTAAGCGGCCAGACGCCCCAGCCTCAGTACAACTACATCAGGATTTCCCAGGCTCGTGGGCAGTATGAGTTCAAGCTGGCTCCTGTCCCTGGGACAGCGGCACATCGCTTCTTTACTAATCGAGATGTGTGGCTCCTGCGTCCTGGCACTCGCTTTTCCTACTCAACAGATAACTTCACGGTCGTCTTCAGCGGCACGCCCTTTCGCCTAACGGTGGCTGAGCAATGTAACCGTGAGTGGATTTTTGGTGCACCACCGGATGATTTTACCGGAGCGGTCGTCGGCGTAGACCGTTACACAAACGGCATTGGCGTCCCGTTAAAAAAGGATTGGGTGCTTGTATCTACCAGATCAAACGCAGACAATAATGTTAAGAACCAATGGCCTGCAGGGACTACTAATAAACTTGATTTAACCGTTTATTTCCGCTGGGATGGCAACATTGTTGGCACTCAGCCTTACGACAATAACACTGGTAATGTAGCTCCCTTAAACGTTACTGGCGGCGTGCAGTACCGCGCCACAAACCCAACTGTAGAGACGATCTTAGTCCCATATTCTAGGGGCGGCAGCTCCTATTACACTAGCTATGAAGCTTCAATCTCACGCTACGAATGGCAAGCATTAGATACTTCAATAGCTAACCAAGTCGTAAATGCCAGCGGTGGCAGCGGCAGCGGGCTGCAGTTTCGCGTCAGGCAGTATGACAATGGTGCCATTGATTGGAGCATCGAAAGCCAAGGAACGGGGTATCAGAGTGGAGATTCTGTGCTCATCCCCGTAGCAAACCAGACCGTCATTCTGCGTACAGACGAAAGAGACGTCTTAACTGAAAATCAAAATCCGTTCGACGCAATTACAGACTTCCCGCTGTATGACGCAGAACGCAGCAGCCACATGGACGGTCCCGAGCACGAAGTCGTCTATGTCAACGAGCAGCTGGCGCAGTCCGCAAGTCAATATGACAACTTGGCTATTGCTGGACTTCGCATCAATAGCTCAAAAGAGTGGTCAAGTTTCAGCTCGTTGTCCGCTTTTATCAAACTGGGCACCCGCGTAAACCGCCTTCTTACACCTAGCTTCTCGGCAACTAATCTGCTACCCGAGATCGCCTATGCCCTTCTAACTGACACAACAATCGGCGCTGGTGCGTCAATCGGCACCCAGCAAGTAGACAAGGATCGCATGACTCTTGCTGCACAGTTCTGTCAGGCAAACAACTTCACTTGGGACGGTGTTATCAGCGATCGCGTTAACCTAAGGGAATGGATTTATGAGCAAGCCGGATATTGTCTGCTGGACTTTACGATCCTTGGTGGCCGTTTCAGTTTGGTGCCATCGGTGCCATACAACACTAACTATGTCATCAATCCTGAAGGGAAACCGGCAGTAAAAGCTCTATTTACTGACGGCAATATCCGCAATATGAAAGTGACTTGGTTGAGCCCCGAGGAGCGCCGTTTATTCAAAGCCACTTGCCTATGGCGGCAGGACAAGGATAACGGCTTCCCTGAAACCAAGGTCGTCAGCGTCCGGCTAGCAGATTATGAAGGAGGCAGTGCAGGCGACCCAGAAGAAACTTTTGACATGAGCGGGTGGTGTACGACGCAGGAGCACCCGCTGACTTTTGCCCGTTACGCGCTAAAGCTGCGGCAATTAGTCGATCACAGCGTCACGTTTGAGACAACACCTCAAGCGGCGATGAACCTGGCACCAGGCGAATACTTCAGGTTGGTTTCCGAGGTAACGCACACTAGCCGTTTCAATAATGGCAGCATTTCCGAGGAAGGTATTATCCAGAGCCAAGACCTGCTGGATGGCAGCTACTCCATCCTTTATTGGGTACCTGGAACGACAGAGGTGCAAAGCGGAACACTAACGGCTACAAATGGCCGCACCACGCAAACCGTTTTGTTTGGAACCGTTTTTGCCTTAAACAACACGACTACCGTCAACCGGCTCTATAAGGTTGAAACGCTTTCCTACGGCGAGGATGGTTTGGTCGATGTCGCGGCGAGCTACGCGCCTTTGACGGACCGTGGAACGCTAGCCGTTCTAGACTGGGGGGACGATGAGATGTTTGTCATCGAAACGTACTGATGAAAAAGCCTAAGCTGTCATAAGCCAGCGCATAGCCATGCCTGCCCCGTTTCCTGCTATACGACCAACAAGCCGCAGCTATCGTCCTGGCAAGTTTCCCCAGGTTGAATTTCAGGCACAAAACGGCGCTACTACTGTTGTCCGCTTCGGGCAGAAGCCCTTCAATTCCGAGCTGGAACTAGCCTTTGCCAATATCACCGATACTGAAGCTGCACAAATCGTGGATCATTACGAAGAGCGCATGGCGCTGTTTTCTAATGTTACATTTAGCGCCAGCAACGTTTTGTCTGGACTCGGATCAGCGTTGTCCGACAAGGTCATAGAGCTTGATACAGGTCTCGTTTGGCGCTATGCCGAACCTCCGCAAGTTAAAAGTGTTTACCCAGGCGTGAGCACAGTCACCTGTAAATTTACGGGTTACTTAGACGGTGTCTAGAATGGAACCACAAGCATCGACGGATCATGGCGTTTTACAGCGGTCTTAGCGGACAGCTTTACCTTGGGTCTACCAAGATCGGTAAAGTCCAAAACTGGTCACTGAATGTGACGCAGGCTGTACTGGAAACAACCTGCCTTGAAGACACTGATCGCACGTTGATCAACGGTGTGCGGAGTGCCACCGGCGGCTGTCGTGTGTTTTACCACTCTGATGGCACAGCTACCAACTTCATCACCAATCTCATTAAAACTGGCGGCACTAGTGCAGAAGACGGCGTAGCTACGCAGTCTGATGTTGTCACTTTCAAGCTGCACGTTGATAGCAGCAAATTCATTCAGGTTTACGCTTGGATTACCGGCGTAAGCATGAGCATGGCAGTCGGGGAAGTATTTGCCATTGATGTTACTTTTGAGGTGACGGGTCAAGCCATCAGCTCAAACCTCTGATGTCGATCTACCTTGGATATACCGGATCAGTTGAACTGGACCGGGATTCTACGGATGCACCGCTTGAAACCACACTGGATCCAAGTGATGTCAATGTATCGCGTCGTCGGTTTTCGGTTGATTTTCGTGCCAACACGTTAGTCACAGGGGATCGTATCGAGATTGCAACTGTAGACGGATCAAATCTGCAGTTAGTGGATG